TCTATCAGGTTCAGATGCAACTACTGATGATGTATCTATCTTATCTGCAAATGCTGGTTTAACAATTACTCGTACAGATGCGAGCACAATTACTGTCACCAACAATAACGCAACACCTATAACATATTCGATTGATGTTGCTGCTATTCAAGCTGGTGCAAGAGATTTACAATTAACTGGATCAAATGCTTCACTTTCTACTGTAAGAATAATTGCTGGAACAGGTTTAACAATTTCTAACCCAACAAGCAATGCAGTTGAATTAACTGCGTTAGTTCAATCAGTAAATGGTTCAACAGGAGCAATTGAGACAAGAAGAACTTATATATTAGGTGGTGCAGGAACCACAGATTATACAGTCACTGGTCCAGGATTACTAACAGCTGGTGAAGGAGATCCAGACATTATTGCTCAAAGAGGTGAAACGATTCGTATAACAAATACAAGATCAGGTCAAATAGTTGAAGTTTTAACTGCAGCAAACGCAATACCTGCAGGTGATTATATTTCATCAACGAATGCAACTGCGAATATAGCAGATCAAAACCAAACTATTACATTTAAAATTCCTATGACTGCAGCAACTGGAAATTCATTTAAATATCGTAGTCAGACTAATCCAGCAACAATGTTAGGAAACATAGTAGTTATTTAATCATAAGGTGGTGGCGAATGCCAAGCAATTTTTATAATGCAAATGCTGCTTTAAAAGCAGTTGGTGTTAAGATAAAATTTACAAAGCAAGAGGTTCAAGAGTACCTCAAATGTAAAGAAGATCCTATTTACTTTATTGAAAATTATTGTAAAATAGTTTCATTAGATTTAGGATTAATTCCTTTTGCTTTATACGATTGTCAAAAAGAAAAAGTTAAGATTATAATGAACAATCGTAAAGTGATATTAATGGAGGGAAGACAGCAAGGAAAAACAATTACATCTGCTGCTTGTATTCTTCATTATACACTTTTTACTGATAATGTCACAGTTGCTATTCTTGCGAATAAACAAAGTACTGCAAGAGAAGTTTTAGATCGTTATCAGTTAATGTATGAAAATTTACCAATTTGGCTTCAACAAGGTGTTGTCGTTTGGAATAAAGGTGATATAGAATTAGAAAATGGAAGTAAAGTATTTTCATCTGCAACCACAGCAAGTGCGATACGTGGTAAGTCAGTTAATTGGCTATATGTAGATGAAGCTGCAATTATACCAAACCAAATTGCAGATGAGTTTTTTACTTCAGTTTATCCTACAATTATGGCAGGAGAAACTACAAAGATATTATTAAGTTCTACACCTTTGGGATATAATCATTTTTGGAAATTTTGGAATGATTCAGTAAATAATAAAAATGGATTTACAAATCTTTTCATTCCATATAATAGAATTCCTGGAAGAGATAAAGTTTGGGCTGAAGCACAAAGAAGATTACTTGGAGATGTAAAATTTAATCAAGAAATTCTTTGTGAGTTTTTAGGAAGTACACTTACATTAATTAATGGTGAAACATTAAGAACACTTTCGCCAAAACCATATATCTATTCTAAAGATGGATTAGATATATTAGAAGCAGCAAACCCTAAAAACAAATATGTTATAGTGGTTGATGTAAGTAAAGGTAGTGGAAGAGATTATAGTGCATTTACTATATTTGATATAACTGAATTGCCATATAAAGTAGTTGGCAAGTATCGTTCAAATATGATTAGTCCTTTATTGTATCCAACAATAATTGATAAAATTGGTAAACAATATAATAAAGCATTCGTTCTTGTTGAGATTAATAGTGGTGAAACAGTTCCATATATTTTACATAATGAATTAGAATATGAAAATATTGTTTTTGTAACAAGAGATAAAACTGGTCAAAAGATTTCTAGTGGATTTGGAAATACATCAAATACACTAGGTGTGACAACTGATGTAGCAGTAAAACGCAAAGGTTGTTCCACATTAAAAGCAATGATTGAAAATAATAGTTTATTAATTTTTGATTCAACTATTATTAATGAGTTAAGCACCTTTATCAGTAAAAATGGTTATTATTCGGCTGATGAAGGATACAATGATGATTTGGTAATGACTTGTGTACTTTTTGCTTGGTTTACAGGAGATCCTTATTTTAGGGAAATTACCGATGTAAACATAAGAAAAGAGTTATATAAGCAACAAATAAAAGAAATAGAAGAAGAATTGACTCCTTTCGGTGTCATTAATGATGGTATAGAAAGAGATAACAATCCTTCAAATTTTTGAAAAAACTAAATAAGTAAGAGAAAAAGCGTATTTATTCAAAAATATGCGAATAACGTAAATAGGAGAGAGCAAGATGGCATTCCAATTAAGTCCAGGAGTAGTTGTCACAGAAAAAGACTTCACGAGTATAGTTCCTAATGTAGCCACAAGTGCAGGTGCATTTGTAGGTAAGTTTGCATGGGGACCAATCGAAGATCCTGTACAAATTACATCAGAAAACGAATTAGTAGAAAGATTTGCTGGTCCAAATGATTCTAACTTTGAATCATTTTTCACTGCAGCTAACTTTTTATCATACTCGAATAATCTATTTGTTGTCCGTGGAAATGGTTCAACCGATAGAAATGCAGTAATATCTGGAACTGCAGTTAAAATTAAAAATTCACAAGATTATCTAGCTTCATATTCAGCAGGTCAAGGAACAGTAGGTTCTTTTGCTGCTAAATGGGCAGGTTCATTAGGTAATTCCTTAAAAGTATCATTAGTCGATAAATCAACTTTTTCAGGTTGGACATACGAATCAAGTTTCGATAGATCACCTGACACATCTGCATGGGCTACTTCGAATGGAGTATCAAATGATGAATTACATTTTATCGTAATTGATGAAGATGGTGCATTTACAGGAACAGCAGGATCTGTATTAGAAAAATTTGATCATCTTTCAAAAGCATTAGGTGCTAAGAAGTCAGATGGTTCAAATAATTTTTATAAAGATGTAATCAACGCAAATTCAAAATATATATGGTGGATGGATCATCCTACAACAGTGGCAGAAGTCAATAATGTGGCTAACGCAAGTGCTGTTGATTGGGGAACTGCTCCAGCGAATCAACCTTACAAAGACATCACAGCAGTATTAAATAGCTCTCTCATTTCTGGTGCTGATGACTATGCAGGTGTATCCGCAGGAAACATTCAAACCGCATTTAACTTATTCGCAAGCGATCAATATGATATATCACTAGTGATTCTAGGAAAAGCTACAGCAGCAACAGCAACATTTGTAATTAATAACGTTGTTGAAGTAAGAAAAGACTGTGTTGCTTTCATTTCTCCTGAGAAGGCAGCAGGTGGTTTTATATCTGATTCAGACGCATCTCCAGTAGCTGATATTATAACATATAGAAATGCACTTCCAAGTACTTCTTATGCTATATTAGATTCTGGTTATAAATTCCAGTACGATAGATATAACGACAGATATCGTTATGTACCATTAAATGGTGATCTTGCTGGTTTATGCGCAAGAACAGACTATGCTCAAGATCCATGGTATTCACCAGCAGGATCAAACAGAGGTCAAGTTAAGAATGTTGTTAAATTAGCATTCAATCCTAATAAGACTCAAAGAGATAGTTTGTATCAAAAAGGTGTCAATCCAGTAGTGACATTTCCTGGACAAGGAACTCAACTATTTGGTGACAAGACTCTATTAGCAGCACCAAGTGCTTTTGATAGAATCAATGTACGAAGATTATTCATAGTGTTAGAGAAGTCAATTGCAATTGCTGCAAAAGGTCAATTGTTTGAATTCAATGATTCTTTCACTCGTGCTCAATTTAAAAATCAAATTGAACCATTCTTAAGAGACGTACAAGGTCGTCGTGGTATCACTGATTTCAGAGTTGTGTGTGATGAAACAAATAACACTGCTGAAGTAATAGACAAAAATGAATTTGTAGCAAACATTTTCATTAAACCAAATCGCTCAATCAACTTCATTAATTTAACATTTGTTGCAGCAAGATCAGGTGTTAATTTTAGTGAAATAGGTGGATAAGAATAGGAGAATATAAATGGCTGATATAGCAGACTTTAAAGCACAAATGACTGGTGGCGGTGCACGTCCCAATCAGTTCCGTGTTGAATTAATTTTCCCTAGCTACGTTGTTGCAGGGATTTTGGCTTCAGCACAAGCACAATTTTTATGTAAAGCAGCACAATTACCTGCTTCAACAATAGAGAACATTCCAGTTCAATATCGTGGAAGAGCAGTTAATTTCGCTGGAGAAAGAACATTTGCTCCATGGACTGTCACAATTTATAACGATACTAATTTCAATATTAGAAATGCGATGGAAAGATGGTCAAATGGTATTCAAAATTATCAAACAACAAATGGAAGAGTTAATCCAAGAGATTATCAAACAGATTTAGTTGTTCGTCAATTAGATCGTTCAGGTGCAATTATTAAATCATATCGTTTTGTTGATGCTTTCCCAATTTCTATTGGTGTAGTTCAATTAGACTATGATACTACAAATGCAGTTGAGACATTTGATGTTGAGTTTCAATATAATTACTTTGATAGTGATACAGCAAGTCGTGATGGTGTTGGAGTTAATATCTCTATTGATACACCAGTGGGTTCGTTCCCAATTAGAATATAACAACAGAGTAGAGATACTCGGAAATAGATTATGGCAGAATTATTTGGATTTGAGATAAAAAGAAAAACACCGAAAAAAGAAGTACCATCGGTAGTGACTCCCTCTAATTTAGATGGGAGTACAGTTGTTTCTGATGCATCAGCATATTATGGTTTAACACTTGATTTAGATGCAAGCATAAAAGGAGAAAACGATTTAATTAAAAGATATCGTGAAGTCTCTTATTATCCAGATGCAGATAATGCAATTGAAGATATAGTGAATGAATCAATTGTTCTTGATTCGCAACGACTTTCTCTTGAT